GGCGGCGGATATGGCGTCGTTCTACAATCTCGACCACGACACGGCATTTGAGAAAATACGCTCCGGCATCTCCGGGGAAACAGAACCGTTGAAGGCGCTCGGCATCAATATGTCCGTGGCGAACCTAAACGCCTTCGCCCTCGAAAAGGGCATGAATAAGGCGTTTGACAAGATGTCGCAGGCGGAACAGGCGACGTTGCGCTATCAATATCTGCTGGAAGCCACAAAGGACGCGCAGGGCGACTTCGCGCGAACCGGGGACAGCTTCTCGAATGAAATGCGCAAGCTGCAAACGAATCTCGACCGCATTAAGACGGAGTTCGGCAAGGGTCTGCTGGGCGTTGTAACGCCCGCGATTTCGCTGCTCAACAACGTGCTGTCGGATAAATCGTACCAGCAAACGGCAATCGAGAAAATCTATTCCGAACGCGACGAATCGCTGTTTGATGCAGAAGTGGCATACCAGCGCTCGCTCACAATCGTTGATTCCATGCGGAGTATAGAGGATGAGAGCGGCGACGCAGTAAAATCCACGGAGGAATGGCGCGCCGCGCTGGAAGCCTTGAAAGACGTTATGCCGGGGTTGTCACAGTACGTCGACCTTACAACGGATGCAATCATCGGCAACGATGAAGCCATACAGAATTACGTTGACACATTGCATGGTGTAACGAAATACAACAGCTACGACCAAGCGGTATCCGATGCGCAGAAAAGGTATGATGATTTGCAGACGCAAATCGCGGAGAAAGAAGCGGATATTGCCAAAAGGGAATTGCTCATTCAAAGCAGCGACGAACTACAAAAACTATACGACAAGCGCGTAGAAGACGCATGGCGCACATACGCACAACGATATGGCTACGAGCCTGACTACCAAACGGCTCGTAATATGCCAGCAAGCGATGTTCGAAGTTATGCCTATGCAACCGGCACCACCGCAAATCCGCACGCCAATCTGGGAGGACTTGTCACAGGGCTGAACGCTGAGCAAATTTACTATTTCGACCTTTTTAGAAACGCACAGAACGCCGCGAAAGACCCGCTTGCACAGGAAAAAGCGGAGCTTGAAAGCGAAAAGGAAGAACTTGCAGAGCTTGTTCCGCAAGCCGAAGCAGCAGCAGTCGCACTGGACGATGTAAAGAAAAGCCGGGAGGAATATGTAAATAGCCCGGAAGGGCGCAAGGCAAAACTAAATTCCGACTTCAAAGCCGCCGTTGACGCAGAGAAGAAAGCCCTTGACGACCTTAAAACCGCGCTGAAAGACGTGGATACCTACCGCGCGGACACGCTGAAAAAGGCGCAGGAAGCCTACAAGGGCGTTGCGTCGGGCATGGGCTACATGGTAACGCACACGCGGGCGGAAATGGATAAGCTGCTCGCAACCGATTACAGCAAGGAAAACGTGCTTAGTTGGTACGGCACGAATGCGGATGCGCTACACGCCTACAATGATGCTTTGCAGCAAGCCGAAGCGGCTGGCGTTGACGTTGGCATTTTGTCAGGGCTTACTACATACTCCCGCGATAACGATGCGTACCTTTCGCGTCTGCTGAACCTAACGCCGGAAGAAATCAAGCAGCTAAATGCAGACTACCAGCGCGCCCGCGACGAAGAAAACGCGATGGCGGAAATCAAAACGCGGTATACGCTGGCGGACGATGAGACGTATCAGGCGATGCTGGAAACCGTGCAAAAGTCGCTCGAAGCGTTTGAGCAAAAGGACGAAATCGCGGCATACATGGCGGAAAATAACAACTCGTTATTAGCTGGCATTGACAAAATGCGCAAGACGCTGGAAGCAGAAATTCCCGGCATAAACGCGCTTCTCGAACAGTTGGGGTTCAAGCAGATTAATTATAAAATAAAAAATAAACCGTGGGTTCATGACTATGGTGGGGCGCGTGCTGGCTATGCTGACCTGTTCGCCGACGTTGCAAAAGATAAAAACGCCTTCAATAAAGACGAAGCAAAAGCGCTACATGCGATAAAGGCACGAGCGCGAAGCGGCTATGCGGACATGATTGAGGATGGGCTAATGCCCGACGACATCAAAGCCCGCGCGCAGCGGTGGAATCGGCTCGTTGAAATGAAGACGCAGGAAATGAACGACATCGTTGACATTTTGGAACAGCGCATGGAGGAAAACCAGCGTCAACGGGAAGCCGAAGAAGCGGAGCAGTGGAACAATCGAGCAACAAAAGATATGCCGCCACTATATATGATGGACACGATTATTGCCAACGCAGCGCACCCTAAATTTGTGCCGAATACATACATCGGCGCACCTTCGAGCGAACAGCAAGAAAAAACAACGGGCGGCAATTTTTTCTCCGCCATCGAAAGCGCCATTGACGCAGCAAAAGAAATCGAAAGTAGAACGATACAGGAAGATTTTGTAACGCAGTCTATTTTCAATGCGCTTGGAGAAATGATGGAGAACTACAAGGAAATCCTAAGAAACAATAGCGCACCCAACATTTTTAGCAATAGCGACGGCGTTCTTTTTGTGCAAGTAACAAACCCGGGCGAAATTGCGAACGCTGTTTCTGGGCTTCCGCCAACAACCATCAATAATACATTCAGCGTGGACGGCAAAACCGTTGCAACGGCGGTTGCGCCTATCGTCAACAAAATAATCGGCAGGGGCATCCGTGGAAATCTGATGGAGGTGGCGCGATAAATGGTAACGCGATACCGCGCGTGGATGGGAGAAGAAGCGCTGGAAGACCTCGACCCGTCCATCATCATCATCGACATTTCGGAGGACGCGCCGAAGGAAGCAGTGACAACCGAAGCACGCCCGGGCGGGGGAATGTACCTCACCGGGCAGCTTCGGCAGTCCATCACGGTAACAATCGCCGTGGAAATCCACGAAGCAAACACCATCCACAGGCAGCTTGTCCTCAGTAAAATCATGCGCTGGGGCAACGGTGGACAGTACCTGCACACGTCATACCGCCCGGAACAGCGGTTATACATCGACAGCATCGAGGCAACGAGTGTTTCCGCGCTTAAGTGGACGGACACGCTGGAAATCAAGCTGACGGCATATCAGCGTCCGTGGTGGGAAGAAGCAACTGTTTCCAAAATGGAAACAGTTGAAGCAAGCAAAAGCGGCATCCTGACGGTTTACAATCGTGGCGACATGCCTTGTCCGATGGAAGCCGTTTTTGTGGCAATCGACACGCTGACAAGCATTGCAATCAGTTGCGGCAACGAAAAAATCGCGCTGACGAACATCAGCGTGAAAACAGGCGAGGAAATCCGCATAGGACACGACGATAACGGCATCCAGCAAATCACGGCGGTAGGGCAATCCGCAATGGGAAACCGAAACGGGCAGTCCGCCGATGAAATCACGCTAAAGCCTGGAATCAACAAGGTGTCGTTCAGCGGCGACGGGCTTCTGTCGCTGACAGTCACTGCGAGGGGGCGGAAATATTAACTACAAAGCATATGGCACACCGCAGGAAGTTTCCCTGAAATCATGGTGGAAGTGCGCCTTGATTATAAACCACGAGACGGGCGAAGCGACTGGATGGGATATTGACCCCAAACACAAGCCGACAATCGCAAGAGCAAAAGTTACATTTCCGGTTGTCCTTCCTGCTGACGCAGTGATTACATCCGCGCGAGTTCACGCCGACTTCCGCAGGGATGTTTTTGGCAACCAGCAGAAGCAGGACGTAAACGACGTTCATGTGGACGAGGCAGGATTCGCAACCGTGACGCTTCCGGACGGCGCAAGCACAACGTCTCTCGTTGCGACACTTTCCTTTCAAGCGTGGGGAACGGTGCATCAGGATAACACAACGGAATTTTATATTGAGCCCACTGTCCGCGACATCTACCTCACAATCGACTATGTTTCCGGCATCATCCACGACCCAGACGCAAGCAAAGCATACACAAACAACGTTCGTTTGCCGCGTCTGCTGGACAAAAATCTGCGGGAAATCAAGCGCTTGCGCCCTTCCTCGTTGTCTTTGTCGCTAACAATCGACGATATTTCCACCGCAAGCATGACGCTCGTGGACGGTACATGGATGGATGCAACGCAGTTTGTGGAGCTGTACCACATCGGCGGCAGCGTCGGCATCTTCCGCTTGCGCTCGGACACGCAAACCTACAGAAATTACGCGACGCAGGAAGTCAACCTCGACCACGCTATTTCCACGCTGATGGACGGGCTTCTTCCGGAGCAGCTAAAAATCGGCAGCGCATCCGTTGACGCGGTTGATGTGCTGGCGCAACTCCTCACATACCAGCCGGAAACACGGTGGCAGATTGGAACGTGCGAATTATCGCAACACCTCACATACGATTTTGACGCGGGAACGAACATTTGGACAGCAATTAACAACGTCAAGAACTTGTCGCCCGCCGAAATGATGTGGCAGTACGACTTTTCCACCCATCCGTGGACGCTCAACCTCGTTAATATGCCAAACACCGTCTCATGCGAAGCGCGTTTTAACGGCGCACTAACCAGCGCAACGGTCAGCACCGACCGCGATGACCTTGTGACCCGGATGTACGCATACGGCAAAAACGGCATCACCGTCGGCACGGTAAACGATGGCAAGGACTACATCGACGCGGACACAATCGAAGAGTGGGGCATCGTGTGCGGCAAATACTCCGATAACAGCATCACGGACAAGGAAACGCTGCTGGAAAACGCAAAGAAGGAACTGGCGAAAAAGAAAACCCCGCCAATTTCCATTGACGTTTCCCTTGTGGAGCTTTCCGCCATAACAGGATTGCCCTACGACCATTTCCGGCTGGGGAGCATCTGCCGGGTTGCAATGCCTAAATTCGGGCGCTGCTACGATGAGCGCATCCTGACACTTAACGCGGATAATGTGCTGCTTGAGCCGCAAAAGGTACAAGTCACCATGTCAACGGAGGGCAAGAGCGTCAGCGGCATCATCGAGGCGCTGGGCGGCAAGAGTGGACTTATTTCCGCCGGAACGGAATAAGGAGGACGCATGAATGAGTTAAGGCAATCCCGCACAAAGAAAGAACAGCCAAAAGGTCGGGAAAGAGGTATAATAAAGAGGTGAAGAAGCAATT